GCAATGGAAACGAAGTATGACAACAAATCAAATGAACTTTCTTTGCAACCAGATGTGGATGATCGCAAGCGGGCAAGAGGTGTGGAGGTTCGCCTTCAGCCTGCTTCATCTCGCCGTGTTCCAGTTGTTGTTCATGGGGCCGAGATTGTCGGGATCGCTACGGTGGTCCTGGGCAGTTTTGGCATCCTTTGGCAATTACAGGATCATGGCATCGCCTCTCCCAAATTGGCGATGGTGTTGGCTGCTGCTATTGTGCTGCTCGTGGTGGTCGTGGTTCCATTCGTACGGGACTACTTCGCATCGCAGAAAGCGGCTTTGCAAGCTGATTTTGATCGCGGTCTACAGCGCGTTGACCAATTACTTGATCGTGCCATGGCTGCGTTCGATGAACGCCTGAATCGCATCCAACCAGCGCTGAACGTCGCTCAGGCGTTCGCGCCAGCTGCGCAAGCGGCTGGACCTGCTGTTGCGGCCGTTGCTGGACACTCGGACGCAATTACTAAGTACGGGCCCTATGTCTGCCTTGCCGCTGCCGGTGGGGCGCTTTTGTGGCACCGGCATACTCCTGCCCAACAAGCTGAGTCAGCGATGGAGAGACGCTCTCGGATTGTCCGAAATTCACTTCCGATCATTTTGGCTTCTCTGGCGTCCTATCTGGACGACGCGAAGAACAAAGACCACTTCGTGAAGAAGTTTGCTGATCATATCAAGTCAGTCTCGGTGATCGTTGATGTTATCGACGGCACTCTGGCTCAAAAGGCCGAAATGTTCCAGGAAAAAGCCGACCGCAAGCACGTTCATTTCGTGCAAGGCGAGACGCTTAATCCTGATGGAACAACTGAACCTGCCCCATTGCCGCAGACTGACGCTGACCTGATGAAAGCGGCTGGCGAGTTGCACAAAGGCTTGTTGCGCGTGCATGCCGACCAAACGTTGTCTGTCTATCCGACGGACTGCAAGGAAGGATTACATCCCTCGGGTGCTGGCGCCCGCGCCTTCACTTACCGGATCAAGCGTGAGGTTTACGAGCTTGTTTACTCGTGCGATGGATACATCCGAATCACGGACTCGGCCGCGAAGGCTGCTGCTGGAGCCGGAATTTGGGGCTTGAAATGCGACAAATGCGGTGGCCTGGGTTGCAATGGCAAGGAGGCCGCATCCAACATTTTGTGGCGCATGGGTCAGTACGAGTATCTCCTTGACTCGAAGTTGCCAAAAGTTACAGTGTTCCACGAGGAGAATTACCAACTGGCCGTCAAGGGCGCCGCTGTGGGCTTGGCAGTTACCGCTGGTGCTGTCTTGCTTGCGTCCGCGCTCCAAAAACCGAAACGTCGTTGCGAAAACTGCAAGAAGGAGCATGATGCCACATTTGTGAACAAGTGGGGTACCGTCCTCCCGAGCCGTTGGTGCGACGATTGTGTCATCAAAACGACGGACGAGAAGATGCCGACTTACGCGGAAGCATGCGGCCCGCAATTGCCGGAGGATGATCTTGGCAAGGCCCAACATGTGGAAGCGTTCCTCGACCGCGATGGCAAATTCACTGAACTGCTGGAAAAGTACCGCGACGGAAAGGTCACTGCGGATGAAGTGGTTACGATTGTGACTCACACTCTTCTGCCGTGCGACTATTGCCGGGAAATTCTGTGCGACAAGCGCCATTACTGGCCGAAGATGAAGGAAGCTTTCCTCAAGGCCAGCGCTTCCTATGTCGGGGCGGTCGTGAATGGCGCAGTTGGTGGTGCCCTGGGCTTTGGCGTTGGTGCTGTCATTGCGCTTTGGCCTGTGTTGAATCATGCGGTCCCTCGTTCGGCGCCTGGGAGCGAGTACTCTGTTCCACGCGAATACCAGTATCGTCCTGGTCTGCACGTTTTTGAGTGCGCGGACTTCGATGTCCAAGTTCCGGAGGCGACTGATGATGATGTTGCTGAGGCGAATGAACTGAAGGGCTTCAAGGGTGGACGCAAAGGCTTTAAGTCTAACGAGAAGTACAAGCGTCGGCCGTTCAGCATGCACAAAATCAATCGCCACAAGGAGCAGCATCAAGCTTTCAGCTCGAATGACAAGAAAATTGCTCTCCGTATGTACACCTCCGATCCGATTCTTTCGGGCGATTTGGTGGAAATTGGGGGCAAGCAATTCACAGCTGGAAGTGGTCGTTATCACAAAGCCATTGATCAGCTTTTCAAGCAAGGCGGCGGTTGGGTTCGCAACATGAACAAGGATCGCTCGCGCATCATTTGGATCGAGAAGTACGATGAAGAGAAGAGCAAGATGCCCTTCAAGGATTCGGACGACGAGATTCAGAAGCGTGAGGATGATGCCAACTGGTATGCCGCCCAACGCGAGGCGAAAGAGCGCGCTGATGAAGAAGGCGACTTCCGTGATGAGTACAAACAGAAACTCGAAGCGGCAGAAGCCAAAATCAAGGAGCTTGAAGCCGGCAACAAGTGGCTTCAGAGCCTCGTCAATGAGCTTGAAAACAACATGCCGGAGTCGAAGGTGGAAATCAATCTGCAATTGGAAGATAAGAGTCCAAAATTACCTCCTATGTCTTCCGAGGTTTCCAAGCCGCTCCTACCTCTCCCTACTCCTCCAAATACTTTGCCACAGAAGGCGGAGCAGGAAGGCTTCAATCAACGCCTGCCGCAAAACATTGCCCGCAAAGCCCACGAACTCTTTCAGTGCCAAGGATGCATTCTTCGCCGACACTTCGAAGTGAACAAGTGGCCGGGCAAGGTGGCATGTGATGATACCACCGGGATTATGCATAAAGCTCGGTTGCCTGGCTCTTGCCCTGGACACCACAAGGGTCCCTTCTGTTGGTTCGAAGTTTGCTCGAAGCTGGCGAAGGCAGTGGCCGACAAGAAGAAAGCGGTTGCGGCCAAAGCTGAGGCTATGAATGCTGCCGTCCCTGTGATGGCAGTCGCCAAGGCCAACTGCTACGGCTGGATTCTTGCCCCTGCTGGCGATAAGGCGTATCGTTCGCATGCTGTCTTCATCAAAGTCGGCGGCAAGCCAATGGTGCGTGTCTGTTGGCATGGTGTCGTTTTGGCGACTGGTGTTCCAACCCTTTTCTACGGTGAGGACTGCAAGTCCGTTGCCACGTTGCAGCGCTTGAGTGACCATCCTTCTGGCGCTTGGCACGAAGACTTGTCTGACGATGCGTTCTATCCTTGCCCTGAGGACGCCGTGAAGTGGTGCGTTGACGTCGAGCAGCCAGGTGCGATCGAAGGCAAGAACGAGCATGTGACTTTGCTGCACTTCAAGGATTTGAAGGATGCGAATTTGCGGCCATGTCAGCAGGTCGTGCCGGTGTTGCATCGTGTTCAAGACCATGCCATCTGTGCGGGCGAAGGCAAGGACGTCAAGATGCTTACTATTCGTGAGTGCATGACGTACAAGCCAAATACATGGGACAGCTTTTCTGGCGCGCCAGTCTTCAATGACAAAGGACGCGTGATTGGCTACCACATGAGCTCGCCGGGCCGTGGTGTGTTCAAAGATGGACAAGTTGCATCGTTCGCAATTGTGAATATGTCCGAGCACAACAAAGCGTCGCAGGCAAAAAATCTCTCCGCCCCTACCTTGCAAACCAACCCGACTGGGTCTGGGGCGTCGTCAAAACAGAAATCGGAGAACGCGCGCAAGCGGGCATAGACACTTCAGCCCGCCGCGCTATGATCGAGAAGTTCCCGTGTCTCGGCAAAGTTGCGTACCGTGAAACTGTGCTGAAGGAACATCCTGACCATGAGATCGCGGATTTTATGCGGTCGCAAGGCTATCTCGACAAATACCCTCCAACCATGCGGATGAACAAATCGAAT